TCATTACGAAATGGATGGCTGCCAATAATATCAACGACAAAATAGAGCTGGCGAAAAATATCGACTACCAGCATATCCGTGAAATGGCATTCTTGCAGAACAAGTTTGCAGCGAACACGGACTTTACCAGGGAGGACCGTAATAAAATGGTCCGGGCCCTGGAAGCGTACTTAAACGCAGCTATTTAGAACAGCACGTTGTGCTGATTGAATAGACCGAAGCCTTTGAAAGGTTTCGACCAGCCTTTAGGCCGACAATGATGAAAGCCGTCATGTACGGGGAGTAGTACAGAGGTTCTAAGGGGTAATCGAACACCACTTCTTCGAGGGGAGAGGGAACAACGATTATCTTAAGGAGCTTTTATGGCTACTGAAATTGCTAGCTACATGACGCTCATTGAATACGGTAACCGTCATAAAGCGAAGGAACTCCTGAAAATTGCGTCCTCGATGAAGGCTAACCCCCTCATCTCGGATGCTATCTGGAAAGAGGCGAACGACAATACCTCGCATACCTTCGACAAAGCGGTCTCGTATCCGAGCCTCTCTGTACGAAAACTCAACAAAGGTGTTGTTCCCGATAATGCTCAGACTCAGCCGGAAACCGTTCCGGTTTGTTCATTCGAGGGACACATGAACCTCGACGTGAAATACGAAGAGCTTGAAGGGAGCAACTTTCCGCAGTTTAGGGCGGACGAAGAACAACTTCATTGGGAGGGCGCAAGCAGGTCCTTCATGAGCCAGTTCATCTATGGAAGCGGCATCGCAGGGAATGTGGAAGGACTTTTTACTCGGTATAATGCCCCGTCAACTCAGGACAACGTCTATGACGAGGGGTCAACGACCGACAGCGTCTGTTCTTCTGCACTCATGGTGAAGTGGGGACCGGACGGCGTTTTCCTTGTATATCCCAAGGGGTCGAAAAAACACGGAATTATCCGTGAACCCATGGGAAAGCAGCTCGTTACTGTAAACACCACGACTGGTGAACAGCAGTGGGTATGGAACACCGTGTTCGGCATCACGTTCGGCCTCTGTGTAGTAAAGGATGTTGCAGTCCAGCGGCTCGGGTCTATCGACAGTACCGATACTGTTGACCCCGACAATCTGACGGCAATGGCGGTAAATATGTACGAGGAATACGGGTCTTACGACAACGTGGTCCTCTATGTGAATGCCACCGTGTTCGGTCAACTCTGGGCGGCAAATAACGCAAAACCCGGAATACTCTCGCAGTCCGCGAAAAAGGACCCGTGGGGGAACCCGGTATGGGCGTTCAACGGCATACCTATCAAGCTGATGGGTGGTCTCCTGAACACCGAGGACGACATTTAAGGAGGCCTGAAATGTTAGATGACAAACTTTCTTTATTCGACGGACAGGCGATCACCAACGCGAACAAGCTCTCGACTATCATCGATCTTGGCAGCATCAGTGACCCCGGTGAGGGGACGCCTAAGTATGTAAATATCGAGGTAGATACCGCGTTTTCACAGGATACCTCCGGAGAGTATATGCGTATCGACCTTGTTGCGAGCTCGGGGGCAGACCCTCTGACTTCAGACAAGGTGTATGAGCTGCTTCCCTCCACAAATGTGAGTGACAGCTTTCTCCTTACGCAGGGCTCAACCCGCAGGATTCCGATACCTCCCGACGTTGCAGAGGGCAAGGACCATATCGGCATTGCCGTTATCGTTACTTCTGCTCTTGCGACCGGGAAACTCAACGCGGATATTCGCCTAGAGTAACCAACGACCGCCCCGCCTCCGGGCGGGGCTTTTATAGAGGATACGATGGTCAATTCCAGAGTAGACATCTGTAACCTGGCGCTTAACTCTCTCGGGGAGAACCAGATATCGTCATTAGACGACTTAGACGATGTGTCGGTCATCTGTAACCTGCATTATTACCCACTCTTGGATGAGGCATTGCGGCGGCACGACTGGCTGTTTGCAACCATGCGGCAGACCCTTGCGGACTCGGCAGACACGAATAATACCATTTACGAGTATAACTACACGCTGCCGGAGGACCCGTACTGTCTGAAAGTGCTGAAGCTGCTCGACGAGAACAACGTTGAACTGGACCGAGAGGACTACCCGTACATTATTGAAGGACGGACCCTTTATACCGATCTCGAAGACGCGAAAGTAAAGTATATCGGCAGGGTAGCAGACGTAACCGACTTTGACGCTGCATTTGCTCTGTTCTTTGCTGAATACATGGCCTGGAAGCTGGCATACCGGATAACCGGTGATGCGCAGAAAGAAGCGATGGCGGAAGCACGGCAGGCCCGGGCGTTCGACGAGGCACGGGCACACGATCTGGAAGAAGCGGTCTCTTTGGAAAGTACAACGTCCTGGACCGCACCGTGGGGTGAATGATGCCGAAGAAGAGTGTGAACATCACTGACTTTACCGCGGGTGAGATAAGCCGGAAGTTCGACGGACGGGTGGACCTGTCTATTTACCGGAAGGGCTGCGCAGAACTCGAAAACTTCCTGGTCATTCACCAGGGCGGGGCTATGTTCAGGCCGGGGACCTATTACGCGGGGGGCATTAAGACCGACGCAGACCCGGCACGACTCATACCGTTTGTACGGTCCGCATCGGAAACCTATCTGCTGGTATTTAACGACGGCAAGTTCTGGGTATATGACGAACAGCACGCACGGGTGGGGACCGTCGAACAGACGATACCCTACGGGGACAGCGAACTGTTCCAGGTGAAATATTTGCAGATTGGTGACGATCTCTGGCTGGTCCATCCCTCCTACAGACCGTATAAAATAACCTACACGAGCCGGACCTCTTGGTCCAATGCTGTCGTTATCGAGTTTACCGATGACCAGTTCGAGACCTCGGACTTTCCGCAGGCGATAGCGTTCTGGCAGGACCGTGTCTGGCTCTCTTCCGGGGCGACCATCTATGCTTCGAAGGAAGGGACCTATACCGACTTTTCTGTTTCTTCACCGGTGGTTGCTTCCGACGGTATTGAGTTCGACGTTATTGCTTCAAAGATACGTACCGTCATGTGGATGGAAGCCGTACCGGGCGGAATTGCCGTTGGCACAATACTTGGAGAAGGGCTCATCACGCCGAACGAGTCCGGAGCGATAGACGCAACTTCATTACCAAACTTTACTTGGCGGTCCACCTTCGGTTCCGAGGATATTCAGGGAAAACTGGTCGGCTCCGATGTGCTGTTCGTGCAGCAGGGGGGCTCCCAGGTACGGAACTATTACTACCAGTCAAAAGACGCTTCCGAACAGTCTCCGGACTTAACGGCACGGGCTGACCATATTCTTGCAGACGGCAGCGGTGCGGTTGAGTTCGCGTTTACCCAGGCACCATATCCGGCGGTTCTTTTTATTCGGTCCGACGGAGAAATGGCGGTGCTCGCATATGACCGGACGCTTAATGTCTTTGCCTGGTCCCGGTTCGTGACGAACGGCTCGTTCAAGTCTGTAGCCGTGGTCCCGAACGGCGACTATGACGAGGTGTGGGTGCTCGTCGAACGGGAAATAGACGGCAGTACCGTGCAGTATGTGGAATATTTCGCCGCATTCGAGCAGACCGAACAGGCGGACGCGCACCATGTAGACGCTGGCTCGTATGTAGACTACGGCTCGGAAACCATATCGGCTATTACGGCAAACACCGTCCAGGACATCGAAGGTATTACAAGAGCGAACCCTGGGGTAGTGACCATTACCGGACACGGATACACGAACGGCGATACGGTCCGGCTGGATGAAATAGAAGGGATGGAAGAACTGAACGGCAGGGAGTTTACCGTAGCCGGGGCGACAGCCGATACATTTCAACTTTCCGGAGAAGATACCAGCGGCTATACGGAGTATGACTCCGGCGGAAAGTGCGTCGAGACCCCGAACATTTCCGTGACCTGTTCGGCAGCGCACGGATGGAGCAACGGGGACTATGTGTATTTCGAAGATGTAGAAGGTATGACGGAACTGAATGGCCGCGTATTCGAGATAGAGGCCGTATCCGGTGCAGACTTCGATATCGACACCATGGACACCGACTCATACACCGCATACACCTCGGGCGGCACGGTCAAGAAAGTAGTGGCAGAGCTTACCGGGTTAACGGAGCTCGAAGGGGAGACCATAGCCTTAATGGTAGACGGCGGGACCCACGCGGATAAAGAAGTTGACAGCGGGGAAGTAGAGCTTGACGGCTATTTCAACCAGATACACTACGGCCTTGGGTATGACGGT